GTTCTTCTTATTGCATCGTCAGTCTGTTTCAGTATCACCATATGCGGACTTGGCATTGTGGATGCGCTCTGGAATCGAAAATAGTGATTGACAAAAACACAAAAAGGCTCCTAATGTGAGCCTTTCTTTTTGGATTATTTTTGGAGGGGTTACAGATGAGCAGCGAACGACCAGAGAATCGCATGATGATGATCAATGGTAAACACTTCTACTGCGACTGTGGATGCAATGTGTTCACGCGACCATTCAAGGATCGACCTAACCGATACAAATGCAACTCATGTGACGCAACGTACACCACGGAGCCAGCCAAATGACCATCTCAACCACAACCCTAAAAAACGCAGCCAGAGCGATTGAGTGTGACCTGTGGACTGATCCTGACGGCGCTAACTATCTGGCTAAGGATGGGGCCATTCTGAGGCGGTGGGAGCCTGAGACGAGTTCGGCGGATTCGTTTGAACTGATGGTTTCGCTCAATATCAACGTGGATGCGTTCGACAGGTTTGAGCAGGTTCATGCAGATGGATGGGATGGAGTTGAGCCGGTCGTATTGGAGTACACCTACAATCGATCACAGGACTACCGAACGGCAATCCTTCTGCTGGCCTCGCAAATCGGAGCCGCCCTATGATCGCCTTGACATGGTTTCTAGCTGTCTACACAATGCCTGCCGTTAAGGTGAAAATTAGTTATTGGAGGGGTGTATGAGTGATGTTAAGCGTTATGACATAGCGGATTACAGCGGAGGAATGGATGAGATTGTCGATGGCGCCTATGTGAGCGCTGACGATTACGACAAGCTAAAGGCCGAAAACGAATCTCTGCGCAAGGATGCCGAGCGGCTTGATTGGGTGTTAGCTAACTGTGATCTTGGCGGACCTCCATACCTTGATAGCCGTGAAGAGATCGATGAGGAAATGGCTTCAGGCTCGAACAATGATTCTCCGGAGAACCCTTAATGCCAACGCTGAGCATCCTAGGGCTCACTCTGGAGGCCGATATCCACTACTCACACACAGAGCCAGCCACGCATCACGTAAACGGCTACAGCGAGCTTGAGTGGGCTCTCTCAAGCGGTGAAGACGAAATAGGCGAAACAATTTCTCGAAAAGGTCTTGACTTAATCGCCGCACAGTTCCAAAGTGACATCGAACGCGCTATTTGGGCGCAGATAGGGAGATAACAATGAGCACAATCACAGTCACCCAAGCACGCATCGCACTCGAAGCCGCGCACATGGCATACGTGCAGGCGGATATCGAGCATCCAACCGCCACCCACATCGCAAAAGAATCGCTGACAAATGCGCGCCACGAATACTGGAATGCGTGTGCGGCGTTTTGCACCAAGCTTGAGTTTGCAACCGATCTGGCGGATGTACATAACGCGCTGATCACGCAGGGGCTTTGGACATGAGCGAGTTGCAGCCTGGGATGTTGGCTTTGGTGATAGGTTGCAGAGTAGATCCGGTGTTGATTGGGTCTTTAGTCACGCTAATTAAGATGGTTGAGCCTGGCGAATCGTTTAACGGCATGACATTCATCGGTACCGAGAATTGCTGGATGGTAGAGGGTGATAGTCTTGCATCTATCAAGGCGGATGGCAGTCATTTGATAGCTAATCACTCATATGTTGCGCCTAGACATCTTCTGCCAATCAAACCCGAATCCGACCCGCTCGACGTAACCCATAAGGAAGAACTGCATGCATGACCGAATCATCAAGGAAATGAAGAATCTCGGCTGGAATATGAGCCTGATCGCAAGCCGCACAGGGATTAACCAGAGTCGATTGGAGGATGGGAATCTAGGGGTTAGGGAACAGCGCCAGCTTGCAAGAGTCGCAGAACAGGAAGCCGGCGTGAATATCGATGAGCTGGAGGATGATGAATGAGGGCGCTAGTTAAACTGTTGCTGCTGATTGTATGGGTGTTCGGCGTTGTAATCGCTAAAGGTTTCTGGTCTACTTTCTTCGCTTTCTTTATTCCGTTTTGGGCTTGGTATCTTGCCGCCGAGACTGCACTTATCCATTGGGGCGCACTATGAAATCCACCGAATTCCTACAAGCAGCAATCGACGTTCAGGCTGAGCGCGGCAAGCAATACGACAAGCCGAGTGGTGAGCGCTCGATGGCTGCTACTGTGAGCGCGTTCAACTGCATCACTGGAAGCATGCTCGAAGAGTCGGATGGCTGGATGTTCCTAGGTATCCTGAAGCTCGTCAGGCAGTCGCAAAACCCAGAGCAATACCATCATGACTCCGCGCTTGACTTCGTGGCTTATGCGTCTCTGTACGCAGAGGCAGCTAGTGAACAGTGTGGGCAGTTGGAGGCCAAGCAAGAATCGGAGCTGGATATTCAATCCGGTGTATGGGTTGACGCTCCAGCAGAGGCAACGCACTACACGGCTGCCGATGAGGATAATTACGCGGCATTCTGGAGAGAAGAAGGCGGCGTATTTACTGACTGCTGGACTAGCGGCAATCACTACACTGGCGCTAGATACAAGCCAGAGCCTCACCTTCTGCAATCCCGCCCAACGAGCACAGCCCAATGACCGAATACAACGAGCAGCGCTAAAAATTCAATCAAGGCCCGAAACAGGGCCTTTTTATTGCATAATGGATTTACACAAGATCGGTTGAGGGATGAAAATGCAAGAGCTTCAGTGGTGCATGAGTCAGGGTTACACGAATCAACAGGCGGCGGATCATCTAGGGATTAATGAGCGAACTGTGCGTAGATGGAAATCACGCATGGCTGGCGAGCTAACACAGGAAGCGGCCAACCAAGAGCAGGCAGACACCTACGTCATTACGTCCGCAGTCAACGCTACAAAGGCCCACAACGGTTTTCTTGCATCGCTACACGCCTACTGCCAGGCTAACAACGCCAAGCTAATCGTTCTGCCTATGCGCTATAGGAACCCTACGCGCAAGGAAGAGACTCCGGATGACTGGTGGGATGCTCGACTGACTCCGCATATCGTCAATCAGCGCACCAAGCTATGCCGCGACGTTGTTCTGCTGGCTGACATCAAGGTTCAACCCACTGCAATCAACCCGTTGCAAGGCTGGCTGACAGTATCTGGCACTGATTCCGCAATCCTGGCGCACACGAAGGTAGCGCTTCAATCAGTGCCGACGATGGTTGGCGATGACGCTAAGCTCGTGATGACCACTGGCGCTTGCACTGTTCCACAGTACTCAGACACCAATGCCGGCAAGAAGGGCGAATTCCACCACACACTAGGCGCTGTGATTGTCGAGGTAGACAAGAAAGGCACGCACCTTCGCCACGTATTGGGCGAGCGTGACGGCTCATTCATCGACCTGACTACCAAGTACTCGCGACATGGTGTTGAGGCAGCTCCTGACGCCTCCGTGTTGATCCTTGGCGACCTACACGCTAGACAGGTAGATAGTAAGGCTCTAGACGCCACAGAGCGCCTTGCAGTGGCCCTATGCCCCAAGTCGGTATGCCTGCACGATGCGCTTGACTTCTCGTCGGCCTCGCACCACTCCGGATATTTCGAGCGCTTCAAGCTGCACATCACCAAGCAGAACAGCATTCTGTCTGAGCTTAAGGTGACAGCCAAGATCCTTGACCGCATCTCTATGTGGGCTCCTGAAATCGTCATGGTTGGATCGAACCATAACGAACACTTCACGCAGTACCTTTCGAAGTACGAGAACGCGCTAGACCTAGAGAATGCGCTTGTCTATCACGAGACCAAGGCCGCAATGCTGCGTGCAATCCATGAAGGCTCGTATCTGGACCCATTCAAGTACTGGGTTGATAAGCTGGCATCGACTCCAGAGGCTATCCACTGGTTACGTCCAGGGGAATCGTTCTCGCGGCACGGCATTGAGCTAGGGTTTCATGGTCATAGAGGGCCAAATGGTGCGCGAGGAAGCACGAAAGGCTTCAGCAATATCGGCGCCCGCACAGTAACCGGCCACAGCCACTCGCCAGCGATCATCGACGGCGCTTACTGTGTAGGCACAACCAGCAAGCTTAAGATGGGCTACAACGAGGATTCGCCGTCATCCTGGCACCATACGCATTGTATTGTGTACGCAAACGGGAAAAGGGCGCTTTTGCATTGTGTATCAGGCAAATTCTTTCGCTGAAAATGCTTGACCGCGCTAACAACGCGGTCTAACCTTCACAAATACACACGTAGGAGGGCGCACCATGTTTTATCTAGGCATATTCCTAATTGTAATAGTGATGGCGGCACTGTTCGTCTTCAGCTCGCTGCTGATTGGCGTCAGGATCACTACCATCATCTGGCTCACTGCTACGTTCGTAATGGCAGTGTTTGCTTTCGGGTTTTATCAATTTTCGGGTGGGACGTTATGATTGGTCCGTTATTGATTGCGTTGAATGTGTTTTTCGCAGCTATGAATTTCAGTGTCGGCAATTACATTGTTGGCTGGGCATGCACTAGCGCTGTTGTTTTTGGTCTTCTGATGGAGATTGCAAAGTGATAAATGTGATTCCGCGCTGGGTAGCAGGTCCGCCTGCTCAATTCAAGGCAGGCCAGTTCATCGTTTACGAGTCTGGCGAATATGAATTGATCGGCAGCTTCACGTCGATGACCAAGACGCAGAAGATCGCCAAGCATACGACGCTGATTGAGGGGCATGAGTTGGATTGGTTGCAGTCGATGGCAGTAGAGCGGTCTTTGG